CTGATCGCTTACCTATCTCATCCCAATATATCTTATTGAATAATATATTCGGATCTGATTTAGGTACTTTATGACGAAACCTCTTGATTGATCGAGAGTATCACATCACAAAGAACAGGTATGGAATTCCAGAAGGTCCTTTGAAATACTCAGTAGGACAACCTATGGGAGCTTTATCTAGCTGGGCTATGCTAAATTTGATTCATCACATGATGATTCAATATATAGCTAACTTACTATATAAAGTTCCCTACGGTTTCTGATATAATCAGTATGTTGTCTTAGGAGATGATATCGTGATCTTTGATCCTGATGTTGCTTCCTATTATCAATACCTATGTAGGGGACTTGGAGTTGAAGTGAACTTGAACAAATCTGTTCTAGCTCCTTCTCGTCCAGTCTTTGAGTTCGCTAAGCGAACTTGCTATTATGGTAAAGATGTTAGTGCTATTTCTCTAAAAGAGATGTTACAGGGTAACAACTTTTTTGGGAAATGGGATCTAGCAACACGCTTAGTAAGCAGAAACTATGGAAAGGATCTTTTCTTATTATTCAAGTTAGCTAACATAAATGTTAATTCAACTTATGATGATCTGAAATATCCAATCGTAGGGTATCTTACACAACTCTATTCTAGAGGAAAATTCTCATTTGAGAATTTACTCAGTTTAATCACTTCTCGTGATTATCCTCTTTCTTTCTTCGGTCGTAAGATCGGGTGAATGAAAGTAGACAGAGCTCTGAAGGTCCTAAAAGTCGTATTGAAAGCGGAATCTACCGCGGATGATGTAGATAAGCTTTTTGATCACGAACAACTTCGTTGATCTGCTATCAAATCATCGGACTACAAAATAATCCTTATACAGAGGATATGAATCCTCTACTGTAAGATTAGAGATGTAGTCCCTAGTGTTCTCGCGAGAGACATTAGATTCCGTTATAGTTCCACTCAGATGGAGACAGCTTTCTTTCAGACGTTTTATGATAATAAAATTGCTGAAAGCTTTGAATTGAAACAACCGCGTTTATCAAGACGCTCCTATGTCAAGAAAATTCCTTATGAAAAGAATAAGGACTTTCTAGACAGGATATATCTCTACTTGCTAAGTCCCAAAGTTTTCATTAATAAAGATGTTAACTTTAGGATGCTTAGGTTAGGGATGGATGTTGATCTATCAAGGACTGCCCTAAATGCTGATCTAAGATGAATCACCGACAATTTTAAAGTTGTCGAGGACAAATTCAAAGATGAGCTACCTAGGATAGTTAAGTCTGTCGACTTTGCTAACTGA